ATGTTCTCAACTACGACGTGGAGCAGAACATCTACGGCGTGCCTGAGTACTTGGGTGGTCTGCAGGCGTTGCTGCTCAACGAAGCCGCCACGCTGTTCCGCCGGCGCTACTACAGCAACGGCGCACACGCTGGTTACATCTTCTACACCAACGACCCGAACCTGACTGAGGAGGACGAAGAGGAGTTGCGTGCCCAGATCACAGCCAGCAAGGGTGTGGGCAACTTCCGTTCGATGTTCGTCAACATTCCGGGCGGTTCCGAGAAAGCCATTCAGATCATCCCGGTAGGTGATTTTCAAGCCAAGGACGAGTTGGAGAAAGTGAAAAACATCACCCGCAATGACGTAATCGCAGCCTGGCGCATGAACCCCGCATTGGCAGGGATCATCCCCGAGAACAGTGGCGGGTTCGGCGATATCGAAAAGATTGATCGCGTGTACACCAGCAACGAAATCAGGCCGATCTGTCAGCTGTTTGACCAAGCCAACTCAACATTACGGGAAGACAGGCGGTTCGCCTGGAAATCAGTGCCGGATACATCTGTAACGGCCTGATATGACCGAAAGCACAGATAATGCCATTAGAGATATGGCAAAATAGTAGCCATAGGCTGGCCCTGGGGAGGGAGCATGCGGATTTATTGCACAACATGTGAACACAAAGGACGAATCAGTTCGCGGGAGGAAGTAACCAGGGCGTATGTCAAATTGTACTGCCAATGCCTCGACGCAAAGTGCGGCCATACATGGGTCGCAAACCTAACTTTTTCTCACACACTGAGACCGTCATCGCAACAGCTAGATGTCTTGATTTTTGACCGGTTGCGCGAATTGGCACCAGACCAGCAGAAAGAACTGTTCGAGCAGTTGGGGCGGCAGGCAATAGCCTAAAGTGTGAACCGCCGACCAAACAGGCCGGCGATAATGGAGTCAATCCGAGACGCCATCAGGGTGATAAATCAACAGATCTACAAGGCGCAGAATTCTGCGCTTTTCATCATCCCTCAACCGACGAAAACTTTGGATCATCTGTTGCTCTGCAGCACCGATAGCTGACATCTGTTTATCACATACGTTGTCAACGTCGCGCTCTACTACTGTCATATCCACCGCTCCTTAACTCCTTGAAAAATAGAGAAAAGGCTGTATCGGCTGAGGCAGTGCTGCTTTAGACGGAAGCGAAAAGATCCATGCACGAATCATCGTATTGGTGCTTTCACGTCATCAGCCATAGCTTTGAGAAAACGGCGGATCGCCTGTTGGTCGTGCTCGTGAATCGTCCGATACTGTTGAATCATTTCGTCCTCAACTTCGGTGAGGGCATCGGAAGTGAGCGTAGTTCGAGCAGCGGTGAGTATGTACATGACATCGAAACCCAGCTCACGAGCAACGATGCTCAAATATATCGCAGGAGCGTCACTCGACCCAGATTCGTAGTTCGCCTGGGTACGCTTCACCACGCCAGCCGCTTGAGCGGCCTGCTCTTGAGTAAGTCCGCATCGCATTCTCTCTTCGCGCAGTCGCGAACCAATCTCTTCAGAAGAGTGCAAAATTATTCATCCAATGGCTTTACAAATGCACGTATGTGCATCATTCTGCATTCCACACCACATGAAAATGCATGGAATTGCACTATGCCGAACAGCACCATCACCGAGCAAGCCCGTATAGCTGCGCGTGAAACTCTTGAGCGTCGCGGCCAAACTGCCAGAGGATTTGCGCTACAGCACAATTTGAATCCCAGCACCGTGTATGCGGTGCTGAGTGGCCAGAGCCGATGTCGATGTGGGGAGGCACATCGAGCCGCCGTCCTGCTCGGGATCAAAGACGGCGTGATCGCACAGTAGTAGCACTCATCAGCAGGGAAAAGCAGAACATGAAAAGTCTGGTTCTAAAAACACGCCGAGAAGTGGTAAGCGCAATTATCTGCAGTTATCCAGGCGGACGTGAGTGCGCAGCCGCACGTATTGGTTTAGCACTGAAAAAGTTCGATAACCACGCGTACGAGAACAACAACAGCAGGCCGCTTAACGACTCGCAACTGTTCCAACTGGAGCAAGACACCGGCACTCAACATTTACCCAACTACGTAGCGTCGATGTACGGCGGTCTATTTGTGCCGGTGTCAGACCCTGAATCTCTCGACAACGTTGAGATGTACGCCCTTTCTATCCAGGCGGCGGCAAAGCGTGGGTGCGTCGATCAGGAAATCGCAAAAGCTCTTGCAGATGGATGCATCAGCGAAGCGGAGGCTGAAAACATCCTCAACGCACACAACCTGCACATGGCGGCTCGGCATGCCGAAGTGTTGGCAGCCATAGATTTATACCGCGCAAAATCAGGGACCGAGAAATGATGAACGCTACAGTCGATATGGATTACCAAGAAACTATTCGCGCAGCAGCTCAGGCGTACATCGAACGCCATCAGGGCGAACACCTCGGCGATCTTGGCCAACTGCTTGGTCGAGCGACCGACCACCTGGTTGAAAGCCTTGAGGTAAAGGAGCCACTCGCTAACCATCTAGTTCACCAGGCCTACAGCAACGTGTTGGCTGTCAACGGTCGGCAGCGTATCGATCTGCAGGCGAGCGCAGAAATGACAGTAGTGATCAGTGATCCCGTCAGGGGACTCGCTTGGTCTGTCCCTGTTCACCTGATCTACGAACACCTGATCGCTGCCGGCTACGGCAAACCCGTCTCCCCCGCTACTTAAACACCCCAAACATTGCCTGCCCCACAACCGTGGGTATGGGTGAGCTGCGCCCAAATTCGAGGTTTCAAGATGGGAGACGCCGTGATTATCACCACTCAACTGCCCCCAGCAGAGGCAAAAGCGCTACTGGATGCCCTGCGTGAGCAGTACCGCTTGAGCCTCAATGAATACTGGTATGACGATCAATTCCGCTTCGTCGCGGACGGTCAGCGTCACGGTGCAATTCTCGCCCATATACCAGTTATGGCAGCGCAAAAACGCCTTATGGCAGCCCTGAGCCAAAGCCTCAAAGCAGTGAAGCATTCATGAGAGACGATCTACGCCACAACGTTTTGCAGCGCATTCAATCCGACTACGGCTTGAAGCTCCGCGAATCGACCAACTATATGCGCGGCGGCACTTGCCCCAAGTGCAATAAGAAGGAGCTATACACACGCTTCGACAGTCCGTGGCAGTTGATCTGTGGCAGGCAGGAGAAATGTGGTCACACCCTGCACGTCAAAGAGATTTACGACGATCTGTTCGAGGACTGGAGCAAACGCGCCCCTGCTACCGATAGCGCACCTACAGCAACGGCAAGGGCCTACATGGAGTTTGCGCGCAGCTTCGACATGTCACTGATCACCGGCTGGTTCACGCAGGAGACTTACTTTTCCTCACACCATGACGCTGGTAGCGCCACAGTGCGTTTCGCGCTGGATAAAGGCGGCTACTGGGAGCGGCTGATAGATCGCCCTGCCCGGTTCGGCAAGATGAAGGCGCGTTTTAAACCAGGTGAAAGTTACAAGGGCGTCTGGTGGTGTCCGCCGTGCGTCGAGTTGCTGGACGTGAAAGAGCTATGGATTGTTGAAGGGATCTTCGATGCCATCGCACTGGTGCATAACGGCGTGGCAGCCGTATCAGCGATGTCGTCCAACGCCTTCCCTAACGAGTCATTGAAGCGCCTTGCCAAAGAGCGTGAAGGGAAGCTGCCGAAGCTGGTGTGGGCATTGGACAATGAGCCAGGCGCACACGCTTATACCAAGCGCTGGGTTCGCCAGGCGCGTGAGCTGGGTTTTATCTGCGAAGCGGCTCAAATCCCGCAGCGTGACGGTCGCAAGGTCGACTGGAATGATCTGCACCAGCGCTGGTGGGCAATCGACGAAGCTGACAAGAAGGCGGAGCAGATACAGAAGGACCTGACGGTTGCGAGGCATAACGGTGCCCTGCTGATCGCCGACAACGCGACGGAGAAAGCGTTGGTGCTTTTCGACTGGAAGCGCCGTAGTGAATTCCATCTTGAGTTTGGAAACCGCCTCTACTGGTTCAAGCTCGACCTGGAGAAGTTCAACAGGGCGATGCAAGACCTTGAGGACAGCGAGCATCAGGACGACCAACTGCTGAACGATAAGCAACGTCGGGCAAAAGCCATGCAGCAGTGCGGCGCAATTCAACGGATCGCAACCTGCAATCCCAAAGCCCTGTACTACCAGGAAAATAAGCTAACCGACGAGTCCTGGTACTACTTCCGGATCACGTTTGCCCACGACGCCGCGCCAATCAAAAACACCTTTACCAGCTCGCAGATCGCCTCGTCCGCCGAGTTTAAAAAACGTCTGCTCGGGATTGCTCCGGGCGGGATGTTCACCGGCACCACGCAGCAACTGGACGCATTCATTGAAGAGCAGACAAACGCACTCAAGACCGTGCAGACGATCGACTTCACCGGCTACACCCGCGAACACGGTGCTTACGTTTACGGCGACGTGGCCGTGCGCGAAGGCAAGGTTTACAAACTGAACGAGGAAGACTTTTTCGATATGGAGAAACTGAGCATTAAAACGCTCAGCCAATCCGTCATGCTGAATATCAACACCGACCTGAACAAGTTCACCACGCGCTGGCTCGACATTCTGTGGCAGTGCTTTGGAGCCAAGGGGATCGTTGTTCTGGCTTACTGGCTGGGGGCATTGTTCGCGGAGCAGATCCGGCAACACCAGAAAAGCTACCTATTCCTCGAGGTGGTAGGCGAAGCCGGAGCCGGTAAGTCCACGCTCATCGAGTTTCTGTGGAAGCTACTCGGTCGCCTCGACTACGAAGGGTTCGACCCTTCCAAGGGCACACCCGTTGCCCGTGCCCGTAACTTCGCCCAGGTCGGCAACTTGCCGGTGGTACTGATCGAATCCGAACGAGAAAAGACCGACGGCAGCGCGACGAAGCAATACGACTGGGACGAGCTGAAAACCGCTTACAACGGACGGAGCGTCCGCTCGACCGGCGTCAAGAATAACGGCAACGACACTCGGGAACCGCCGTTCCGTGGAGCCTTTGTATTTGCACAGAACCATGCCGTTAACGCTTCGGAACCCATCCTGCAGCGGATCGCCCACGTAGGCATGACCAAGGACGGTCAAACAGCCAAAACCAAACTGCTGGTGGAAGAGCTCGAGCAGATGCCCGTCGACAAGGTGAGGTGGCTTCTGTTGATGGCAACAACCCGGGAAGCGCAAGTGATGCATACCGTGAAAGCGGGTGTGCCGCTCTATGAACAGCGGCTGCTGCAGTTGCCCGAGATCCGCACGGTGCGTATAGCCAAGAACCACGCCCAGTTGCATGCGCTGGTCGACGCCCTGGTACATGTCGTGCCACTGCAGCAGCACCAGGTTGATGCAGCCCATGCCGAGGTTCAAAGCATGGCCAAAGAGCGACAACTGGCAATCAACGCTGATCACCCGATGGTCGTTGAGTTTTGGGAGCTTTACGAATACCTGAATAGTCACGCCGGCGCACTGAATCACTCCCGCAATGAGGGGCTGATTGCCGTCAACCTGAACGACTTCGCGGAAGCGGCTGCAAACAAACGGCAGAAAGTCCCGGATCTGGCCGAACTCAAACGTCACCTGAAAACCAGCAAGTGCCCGAAGTTCATCGAGACGAACCGCAACGTGTGTTCGTCCTGGGATATCGACGCCGCTGATAAACCGAAAACCGTCCGGTGCTGGATTTTCCAAGCTGCCTGATCACCGCCCAGAGGAAGCAATGATGCGTGAAGAAGAGAAGCAATGTCTCGAACAGCAACTGAACGTTAAAACGTTCGCAGAGCTGATGTTCCACAAGATCGATGCAAAGCAAATGGGCCATGACGGTACATGCTTCGTTAATAAGACGGTTCAACTGGTATTCGAAGCATATCTGGAGGGGCTGACACCGAACCCGGCGCGTGTATTAGGTCAGCAGCTTTACGCGGAAATTAAAGCAACAAGCAAGTACGCCTCCCAGATCGGCTGGATGCAGGCTGGAAAAGACTATCCGTTCCCGGTGAGATTTGAACCTGATCCGGCGGGCTACATCGTTAAGGGCGGTGTAGGGGGACGCTACCGAGTAGAGGACGTCGACCTGATGTTCAAAATCGATGGGGGCTATTACCGAATTAACTGACATTAGCGATTTAAGCAAACAGTACTGGAGAGTTGCAGCTCTCCAGTACTCACTACAACTAGGAGTACGACAATGCAGACGGAACACCTAAGCAGCAGCCTTTCGAAGGCTAGCACACCCTCCCGAAACCTGCTGATTATCGCCATGATCGGCACGGCACTGATCGGCTACCAGGTTCACAAAACTCAGGATGCACGCGGTCGGCTAGTGGGTCTGGCCAGCTTGGCGCAGGTCCAAGGCGATTTGACCGCGAGCGACTTGGATGTACTGGCGCAGATTCTCGCCACCCCTACCCCCAGTAATTGAGCCGCCAGGTTCTGGCTTTTAGCAACAGGGCGAAGCGATACACTTCCCCTGGTTGCTGCTTCCTGCAGAGAGCAAACATGAATTCCCCAACAAACAATGTCCTCACCTTTGAGGACCTGCAGCGCATCACCGGCTACCAGCGCCGCTCCGACGTCGAACGCTCGTTGATCACTCAGGGCATACGTATGTTCCGAGGCCGCACTGGCCCTTGGACAACGCTGGATCTCATTCACCATGCTGCAGGCATGGAGTCCGTAACCTCAGAGCGCTATGACACCAACATCCTATGAGGAAAGCGCGTAAGCGGAAGCACAATCCGCACATTCCCCCACACATAGATCAGGCCGCTCTTCCAGCGGCCATCTACTTTGATCATCGCAACGCCGGCGTCTGGTACACGTTGCATTACGACGAAACCGGCAAACAGCGTCGGCGTAACGTAGCACCGGGTGACGTGACCCTTGCCGAGCTGCATCAGATCATGGAGCAAACCTCGGGCGTCGACCAAGACACCTTACGTTACGTCTGTGCGCAGTTTCACCAGAGCGATCGCTACAAAAAGCTCAGTCTCAAAACTCACCACGACTATTGCTATTCGCGGGACGTTCTGCTCAGCATCCCGACCCGGCTGGGCAAGCCATTGGGAGATCTGCTGGTGAAGAAATTCACGGCAGCATTGATCCAGCGGATTGTCGATCGCTTAGCCGACGAGGGCACGCCGTCCAAAGCGGCGCATGTGCTGAGATACCTGCGACGGGTGCTGCAGTGGGGCCGCAATCGGGGCTATCTAGACAGCAATCCCGCGCAGGGCATCGAAGCGCCTGTGGAGCGCAAGCGTCGACGTTTGCCGGAACACCTGGTTATGGAGGCTCTGGTCGACCGCGCTCTGGCGTTCGGTCGCTTGGCCAGAAACGAAAAAGGCGGCTGCCCGGAGTACCTTAGCTACGTCATGGAGATTGGTTATCTGTGCCGTTTACGGGGCATCGAGACAATCACGCTGACCGATGCTCATGAACTGGCCGAAGGGATAATGACCAATAGGCGCAAAGGCAGCCGGGACAATATTGTCCGCTGGACACCGCGTCTGCGGGCAGCATGGGAAGGAGCAAAGGCATATAGAGCCAAGGTATGGGCCAGCAAATCAACGGTCGTTCCGATTCGGCCCGATCGGCGCTACATTGTTGTTGCCAGCCATGGGGGAGCCTTACGCAAGTCCAGTCTGGATACGGCTTGGCAACGGTTTATCACCTCAGCCATCGAAGACGGGACCATCATGGCCGAACAGCGCTTCGGGCTGCATGACCTGAAGCGACGTGGTATCACCGACACTGTCGGCAACCGAGCGGACAAGCAGGAGGCCAGCGGTCATCGGGACGGGGCAATGATGGACGTCTACGACCTCAGCGTCCCGCTGGTTAATGCATCTCAGACCTAGCGCAAGGCGTCAGACTTAGACCTGAAGCGCCATGACGCCAAGGCTTTCGGCAAATCGCCATGCCCTCGTCAAGCTGGCTTAAGTGCATGGCGCTTCGCGTGCAGCACCGACCTCATCGAGGTATTACTTGCAAATATTTAGATATAATCATTTAAACCCTAACCAGCCAAAATATTTAACAAAAAAAATTTTCTTTTCTCTTCTACATGAGAATCTATTGATTTGAGTATATCACTAAAAAAAATATGCTCATCAACTCCAAATCTTTCAGGAATGAAACAAAGGTCATACCATGACAGTATCTCATCAACTGAAAAATCGCCAGACCTTTGAAGCTTTATATAAGTCTCTATATCTTTTCTTAGCGAGCGGCTGGCGCAATAAGACTTATTTGACATCCATTGCTGGATCACCTCCTCGACGGTAAGTTGCCCAACTCTTTGGTCTTCAGGCAAATGATCAAGTATTCCATCACCCAACTCTTTCATAAAGCTTATCAACTCCATATATCCGCGCATTACAAAAACCTCAAGGAATCGGGAAGGCAGTAAGTATATACCTAGGCATGTAATTAAACTCTACAAACTCTATAATCACCCTCACCTTTGTCATGCTTACTGGGATATTTGGTGCTGAACGGTATATACCCCAACCTACCTCCTGCCCAGCATCAAAGTTCAGGACTAGTCGGTTGCTCTTACGAATAAATTGAGTTTTGGAGTACATCAGAATTCTGAGACGATTTGCTTTCAATGTTTGACTTACTGCCCACTCTGCAATATCCATTTTTTCAAACGTGGACATTACAGTCGCCGACCTTACTTTTTTTAAGCGTTGCTGTAATCCGGGAATATCTTTTTGGAAATGATCCAGCAGTGTATGACCACCCGGGTCTTTCCTGGGCAGGTTTTTGGGTTTTTCACTAACCGCAACTGTCATTCTTCCAGCTCGCACCGAGGAAACTCGAAATGCGTTGTACATAGAAGCAGTAGTCAGGGGAACCACAAATTCAGTAGCTAGCCCAATAACCTGACCAGTTTCTCGGGAAGCCCCCAACGCCTCTGCCGCAGTCATCCCGGCTTTGAATGCATAAGAATCGGTTTGCTTTCCTGTTACAATCTGCGTTGATGCGGCTGAAAGCTGGTCAGCTGCATGCACTCCCATTGCCACACAGCCAACTTTTGAAATCATCGTTGGCTCAGGTAATGCACACAAGACGCCCGAGCCGGCAAGTTCAATGATGCCGCCGACCAGTCGAAGGCTGCCAAATATACGGTTAGACATAATCTCAGCAGGCGTAAGAGACTCATGAGCGAGTATCGCCGCCATTTGGGCAAAATTGAGGATGACGCGAAAGCTTCCATCATCAGACATAAGTACGTTTCCTTACGCAAATGGCTTATTAGCGGTCCTGTCCCAGCCACCGGAAACGATACCCGCACTCCCACCATCAGCACGTCGCTGTTGTGAGTATTCAAATTTGATTCGGCCGTAATTTAAAGTCACAACTTCGACAGGAAAGCCAGATTGTTCTGCACCTTGCCCACTCACCAACGCAATCAGCACCTCTTCGAGCACTATGTCCAAGTACTTGAACTTTTCAGTTCCCGCCCGATGGATTCGGATGGTCACATTTTTGATGTGGGAGCCCCTGCAGCAAAGCTCAAATAGCTTCGGTGTGGCTCTGTCTACATATTTGCTGATCTGAAAATCCCCGAGGGAAACGCCTCCTGCGGTCGCCCCACCACTGGAGCTGGCAGTCTGACTGATCGACTGCATCGCATCGTAGTGATAAGAAAGCAGCTCAATCCACCCCTTGTGCCCGTCGTCAAGAGACTCGCCCTCAACACCATCAACTTTCATAAAAGCATCAAAAGACATAATCGCAGCTCCTTGCTTTTCAAAATTTCGAAGGGAAATATTAGCTATGTTCTCTCGTGTTTTACCAGCGTCGAGTGCGCATGGTCTGATTGCACGTTGAGAGCTGGCCGCGTAGCTGGCTGACGCCCCCTGTAGACACCATTTAGCCGTTTTTGGCCGCAACTGCCCCTTGACTGGGCCTTGCCCTAATCGCCAGCGCTCTTAGTGCCACGTAATAACGCGCTACGACCCCACGCAGGTCACTGCCTCCACCTCATAGGCACGTAATAAAAAAACCTGCAACTCATTGATTTATAAGTTAAAAGCATCTTCCTTGTAATCAGTAGGTCCCGGGTTCGACTCCTGGTGCCGGCACCATACAAAACAAAGGCTTGCAGCGATGCAGGCCTTTTGTTTGTCCGCAATACGTAACACGCCACGTAACAAGGCCAGCAAACGAGCCTGCCTTACGTGCCCCCCAAGGTCGAGATCAATCGCAGCTGCCCACGTTTATGAACAAAAGCGCGAGACCTTAGGGGATCGTTCGGTACGGCGTAGACAGGGATCATGGCCTTCAGCAGCAGCTACGCGCTTTAGTAGTTTAGGTTGGAGCTTCTGAGCTCCGCATGATTCCGTCGACGTTTGAGGGGCCGGGGCCTTGACGGCATCGTATGCGCACGGTCGATGGCCACGGCTTCGATTTATAATTAATTTCTATAAGGGCTAGGGGTAAGTGACGACAATTGCCTTGCCCCGCCTGGTTGTACC